GAGGATGATTATTACCTCCTCTTGTATTTCCTTGTATTTCTTGTATTTCGTTCATTTATTAACGAAATCATTCCTTTAAAATACAATTAAAAATACTGAAAAATCACTAAACTGATTTAAAGACATAACATTATCCAATACCATTATGCCTTATAAAAGAAAATATAACACCAAAAAGAAGAAAACTAATGCTTCTAAGTATAAAAAACGTCGTTATAACACCAAAAAGAAGGTTATGTATAAAAAGAAAAAACCTGATACTGGGACTTATCTTAAATTATCTTCTCAAGCTGTTCCGGTTGTTATTAATAACTTATCTACACCGTCTTCTGGGTTTTCTTTAACACCTGATACATTTCAATCTGCACTAAGATTTACTCTAGACTCTGCTTCTGGTCCAACTGACCCTGAAAAAATCATTATTCAAAATCAATCTAATCCAGCATTAGAAGGGGACCAATTTCCAGTTTCATTACTTCAATTAGGTTCACCAGCTGAAACTCAAAAGTATTTCTCATTGTATAAATATTATCAAGTGTATAAAATTGTTGTCAAGTTTTATCCGTCTATCACTGAGGGAGGAGTTCTATCGTCTGACCCAACTACTACTGTAGATTTTGGTAATGCAATCTCCGGTCAAATTACAACTGATTTATCTCGTAATAAAGTTGCAAACCTTCAATTTGGCACTCCTTTTCCTGAATATTATAAAGAATATCCTGCAACATTAGACGGTCAAGTCAAAGCAATGTCTCGTAAGATTTCTAGAAATCATAATATATACAAACCGTGGACTCGTACATTTGTTCCTTCTAAACCAATTGAAAATCAATCTAATCCTCGTTCTGAATATCAATATAGACCTCAATTCTTAACTGAAGCTTCTGATATACTTCAACCAAGGGAAGATGACTTAGGGGACCAAACATTCATTATGAGAATGAAAAATCTTCAACAATCCGGGTTCTTATCTGATACACTAGATGGTACTGCTATTACTTATCCTGCAACTGATACATTTGTCCGTTATGGTACTTTAACAGCAACTGCATACGTTAAGTTTATTCAACCATTCAATTAAATTATGTAATCAATATATTATATAATTCTTATACTGTAAGCTTTTTATGTTGCTATAACTTTTTGGCCGGAGGGTGTTTTTTTAATTTCCGACGTTCCGACCGAAGGGGAGGACTAGGAAATTAGTCAAAAAATACTTTACCAAAAATTTAAGCAAAGTTTAAAAAGAAACTATACAACTTATATCATACTTTAATGATATTCCATCTGTCATAACTCATCATATCCATTTTAGGGTGTTCATTACTTAAAACTATCACGTGTGGTCTCTTCTTATATAAAATCAATCCTCCTTCATATTTACCACTATATATCATACCATCCTTAATCTTCTCAATAATTCCATAAATATTGTCTGTGTATTTACTACTACTTCTAGGAATATCAACAATTACAAACTGTGGTTCCTTATAATCATTTTCAATTTGATAATTTAACAAACTGTTTAAAATATCATTTGTCTTTCCATTAACAACAACACCTCCATATTTACAAATTAAATATCTACTTAGGAAACTTTTTCCGTAATTTCCATTGTCATCAACAATCCAGTTGATTTTTCGGTCATTTTCTGGTTCTTCAACTATATCTATGATTTGTTGTTGTATATCTTTCCATTCAATGTTTTCATATTCACTTAAAATGTTTAATTTCATTTTATCTTCTTGATATTTCATCCATTCCTTTAAGTTCTTTTTGTCTGGGCAATCTAAATCTTCAATTTTAAAACCACCATAGAAATAATCACCATCTTTAGTTGTGTAATCAAAGTTTTGTTTTAATGTACCTCTTGCACTTGTGCTCCAACATCTAGAAAATCCATTTTCTGATAGTATTCTCCATTTCTTAGGACTTTTGAATTCCATATATCCTTGTAAGTGTGGTGTTCCATTTTCACCAACTTCTTTTCCAAATATCCATTTTGAAGAATTTTTTTCTAAATAAATTCTAATATTGTGTATTTCTGTATTTGTGTATTTATTCAATGTAAAAACATACTTTCTACTACTAAAACCACCCCGCAGAAGAGGAGGATGATTATTACCTCCTCTTGTATTTCCTTGTATTTCTTGTATTTCGTTCATTTATTAACGAAATCATTCCTTTAAAATACAATTAAAAATACTGAAAAATCACTAAACTGATTTAAA